GTCCCACATCAACCCTAGCCTGTTTGCTAAAGCCTTTTCTTTTTCACGATTGTTTGTTGTCTCGTATGTTGGCCTCATCACTTTTCCTGTGTTGCGATTCAGATCGGATGGTGAGAGAAGGACGCTCCCCCCAAACCCCCCACAAAAAAAATGGAGAAGCTGGAGAGAGAATTGTCAGATCGGACGGAGCCGAGCGTGGACATTACCGCCAATTTGTTTCGCGCCCTTGCGGTCTTACCCCCTTGCGCGTTCTTGCTTTATCAAAAAAGCACAGTCACAATGCCTTTGTCAACTCTCATCACAAGTTGGCTCCTTTGTTGCGAAAGGACGGCCCATCTCAGACCAACAGCTGAGGTGGGCCATTTTCGTCATGCTCAATCTCTTTGATCCAGATCTCTGCACGAGGGTTTTGTTTATCCAAAAAACGGCAGCTGCTGATCTGTTTAAACTGTCTGTCATTTGCGTAGATCAAGCCCTGCAAGGCATCGAGCAGGATGCTGGGATCGAGATCTTGTCTCCGGCTGGGATAGTAAATGTCTGCGTGGAATGACAGGTCGCCCTCAAGCATTTGCTCCAGTGGTTGAACTTGGGCCTTGATGTCTTTCTCAAACTGAAGTGCGGCTTTGCTTTTGATAAAGCGTGGTCGGCCACCAAAGGTAACCAATCGTCTACTGTTTGCTTTGGATTGTGTGCTTCCAAAAATAACAAGCTTGACTTTTCTATTGGCCATGTGTTCTCATCGTTATACACCTATTCGCAACAGGGTATCATGCATTACACAAATCAACTCGACCTTCCTGCGCCTCTCGCAGCTGCGCTGAAGAAGGACACCTACAGCCGAGGCGATGCCTCGTACTCCGCGACAGGGCTGCTACGCCCACCTCGCATGGCTGCGCTATTCGATGACCCAGACAACATTGTTTTCAGAGATGTGTCTGAGAACCTGTGGACGCTGTTTGGCACAGCGGTTCACGCAATCCTAGAACGGGCTGCTTGGTTGCACCCCGATTATATCACCGAGGAGCGCCTGTATTGCTCTGTAGGCGACGTTACGCTATCGGGCGCTATCGACGTACAGTATGTACAACCGGACGGTACGCGAGTCTTACAGGACTACAAGACACGAAAAGCGTATGGCGTGATGAATAACGACAGCGATGAAAAACAACTCAACATATACGCATACATAGCAGAAAAAAACGGTATCAAGGTCAGCGGTCTACAGATCATTAACTTTGTTAAAGACTGGAGCCGACACGAGGCCGAGCGCAAGCCTGACTACCCACCACAAGACATTTATATCCAAGACATCCCACTCTGGCCCCTTGAAAAGACGGAGGCGTTTGTGAAAGAACGCATCGCTGCACACGAGGAGGCGAGGGCTGGCAATCTGCCTGACTGCACTGACGAAGAGCGTTGGTTGCGCGATGACAAGTTTGCCGTGATGAAAGAGAAAAGAGTACGCGCAGTGCGTGTGTTCGATTCGCAAGAGGAAGCGGAGACATTCGTAGCCGCACAGAAGGACGCAGACAAACACAGCATAGATCATCGTCGTGGCACTCCGGTGCGCTGCGAACAGTTCTGTGATGTGTCTGACTACTGCGACCAATTCGCAACGTTTAAACAGGAGAGTGAGAGTGACTGATCAAGCAAGGCATAGACCCAATACACTTGTTCAAGCTTTGGTAAAAGCTCAGAGCGAGATGGCCACCCCGATAAAGGACAAGGTCAACCCGCAATTCAAATCAAAATACGCTTCACTTGGCAGCATCATTGATGCGGTCAAGGGGGCGCTGAACAGCAACGGCATTGTCTTTGTTCAGAAATCTACCCCCGTAGATGACGGCATCGCAGTGGAGACAATCTTCTACGGATACGGAGAAGAGATTGGAACTGGGCCTGTCCATGTGCCTGTGTCAAAGGTAACCGCGCAGGGGTATGGGTCAGCGATGACCTATGCAAAGAGGTATTCACTTGCGATGGCTTGCGGTGTGGACGCCGACGAAGACGATGACGGCAACGCAGCAGAACAACAGGCGCCGAAGACTGATGTTGTGAAGCCAAAGCCGAAAGCAAAGAAGGAACAACCGAAGGCCGATGAATTTGACGCATTCAAATCAGACACCAACAGGTGCATTGATGAATTTGCGCAGTGCCGCAACCCAGACGAGGCTCAAGTAGTGATGCAAAACTTCTACGCCCCGATCAAGATGAAGTATCAAGATCACGAGGGATTCCCAGCGTTCCGCAAAAAGATTGAGGAGCGACTTTACCAACTACAGAACCCACAAGAAGGAGATTTTTGATGGCAGGGTATGAACGAAAGGATCTGCAAGGCGCAGCATTCAAGAACGAAAAGAAAGAACTTGATTGGCACGCTGATTATCGTGGCGACATTCTTGTTGACGGTCACGACTACTACCTCGATATCACCAAAAAAATGAGCGCGAAAGGTCAGCCTTACTTACAAGTAAAGTTGAAGTCGAAGGGCCAGTCTGCCACCCAAGCAGCGACAGGTGCAGCAGGGGCGGCAAAGCGAGTCATGGATGACTTTGATCTATGAGCAAGATCAAGGGATTGGTGATGGATCTGGAGTCGAAGCTTTCCGATTCCCAGACCGAGATCCGCAAAGCAAGGAGGAAGCTAAGAGGGCTAGGTGTGACCGTCGAAGAGATACACCAGCCAAACCCAGACGTTGACGAAGACATATCCACTAACCTCAACGAGCGCATTCGTGATGCCAAGGTTGTGTTACAGGGATTGGA